GTCAAGTGCGCTACCGCCATAACCTGCATACTGTTCCATCTCTTCTTGGTCGTAGCCCATAGCAACTAAATCAGATACAGATTTAATCATTCTATGCGCAACGTAAGAAGCAGTTTCTATACTGCGTGCGTGTCTTGATATAAGCACTTCTTCTGGCGGTACAGACTCAATACATACTTGGTCTTTTGGTTTTAATCTTCTAATAGTTAAATCATAACTTGCTGGTATTTCTTGTACCACCTCTTCACCGCTTACAGGGTCCATGGTTATGATTGTTTCGTTAGTTACTGATTCTTCTACTACCTCAACATTTTTATCTAGTATTAATGCTTGGTAGGATTGTGGGTCTATGTTTGTGTATTCATGTGTAGTGGCGTTGACTGAGTCATCCCAAAAAACTTTTACAAAACCAGTCTTTCTGACTAGCGCATCTTTAAAAACGTCATACAAAACTTGGAAACCAGGATTCTTTTGTTGTATGACATAATTAATATAATCTGTTTGTTGTTGTGCAACGTCTATATCTTCTGGTCCTTTGGGTACAAACTCTACAATCTTCTTAGTACCAAAGAAAGTACGCATAATGGACGGCAACATAAATAAAACACTTTCTCTTACATCTGTAGAAACAAATTCTGACTGCATAGAGCTAGTACCTTCTGGCTCAGTACCAAGATAATATTCTGTCGATTCAGCTCTTTCTGCGCCTACTTGGTGTATGAAATCCTTAGCATCATCCATCTCAGACTTAATCACGCCTACAAGATCAATCATATCTGTTTCTTCTTGGACGACTGCTTTTATTTCTTTTTCGTTGTACTTCTTTGCCATACTTTATCCTATTCTAATTATTTTAGATTTGAGCGGTTGTCTGAAATTATAACCTAAAAAGCTAGTGCTTCCACCAAAACTTGCAGCCGAGGATGCCATCGTCAGCGCGAGCGCATCCGCCTTGTCTGGAGATTTAATTCCACGCTTACGCATTTCGTCTTTGCTCTCGATTTTTATTTTACCTGTAGACGTATATTTATACAAAGGCGATGCTAGTTCTGCAACTAACTCATCATCGTGTGGAATCCTGCAATCTCTTTGCACCAACCAGTCTTTAATAGCAAACCATAATTCCGCGCGCAAGTTTAAATAATTCTTCTTACTCGCTGGCGCTTCCGCGACATTTACTCCGCGCACTGGTAAATTCTGCTCGGCAAGTCTATCCACCACGCCTGCGCCCAAACCAATCACATCAATTAATATTTCCTGCGGTCTTTCGATTGCAGTAGACTCATCATACATATTCTTAATCACACCACATAACTGCATCAAATCCATAGACTTAAACGACTTAATACTCATCACATGGTTACCCTGCCTCACACATAGCGCAGAGTTATCTCCGCCAAATCTAGCGACATCCAAGCCCCATATTATCGGTGCGTTAGCTGCAAGAGATACATCCCTATCAACCGCTGCTTTGACCAAGCCCATTGGTATGACGGTATCATCGTCTGCGGATGGAAACTCGCCCATCACCTCCACGCGCGCGACTGTGGAATCTTCGCCGTACTGCTCAATCATCGTTTGAAAAAGCTTTTGGTCTGTGCCTTCGACCGTGCGCGAGTCAATCTGCTCGTTCTTCCAGAAAGATTGCTTGGAGTTGAAGCTGTCGTAGAATGGCCCAGTGTTTCGGCGCGGGTTGGAGAAAGTAAACCAATAGCGGTCGCGCGTGGGTTCGGAGAAGAAACCTTCGCTGACTGAGTAGATGGGCGATGGAATACCTGATGCCTCATCCATGATTAAGCAAACTCCGTAGGAGGAATGAATACCAGCGAAAGCGTCTGGATTCTCTTCGCTCCATAGTTGCGCCTGCGCGTAATAATAACCAGTGTCAATCTTTAGGTCGTTTATTAGCGCATCTTCAAACCATTGTGCTGGTTTAATCGTGGTGGCTGTCTTGGTAAACCAATGAGAGTTAATAGATAGTGTTAGCCACTTACCTAACTCCGCCCATGTTCTTGAACGAAGCTGTTGCTCGGTGTTAGCAGTTACGATTATGGTAGAACCAAGTCTAGTAGATAACATCCATATTATGATCCATGCGACAAGTGCGGACTTACCAATACCACGACCTGAAGCTACGGCTAGTCTAAACATCTCTGGTAAATCTAATACATTGTTTCGCTCAATGTGTATTGCCATTTCTCGTAAAATTTTTTCCTGCCACTTTCTTGGTCCCTTGAAATCTTCGAGGGGGGTGTCCTTCTGTCCCCATGGGAATACATACTTAACAAAGTTTACTGGGTTATCTTTAATTGGTCCCGACCATAGTTCGGTCATCAATTCCTTTTCTAGTTTTACGCCGTATTTCATATTAAAAAAAAATTAAAAAATTTTAGTTGAGTAGTTATACATATATCACCACCGCCACGCAACGAAAGGGGGGGTCAAATGCGATTTATTGAGAGTATCTTGCATTAGTTAAAAAGGGAGTGTAAAAACTACTGCTCGCACCCGCCCCACCCTATATTTATTATTCATTCGCGCCCTCGCCCTCGCTCTCGCTTGCTCTCGGCGTGCGTGCGCGTTTAGGTAGCGCGTGCGCTGGCGCGTGTTCTATTATCCTGGCGCGTGCGCTGTCTAAGATCCCTGCGAGGTTTAGATTATGTTCTACTGTTTGCTTTTCCGCCCATGTTTCGCGGTCGGCTGATTTTAAGTAAAACTGAATTGCGTTGAACTCGCCCTCTTGTATTTTTTCCATCAGCTTTGTTGTTGCCAGTTGAAGTCCTTTTGCTTTTCCCTTGTCTAATCGTTCCTTTAATTCCGAATTTTTTTTGTTTCTATGTTTATTAAATGTATCCCAACCAATACCAAGACTACGACAAATATCCATTATTCCCATGTTTAAAGATGCCAGATATTCAACCCTTTCATAATCAATGACTACAGGTTTACGCCCTCTTTTTTTTGGTGTTTTTGTTTCCATATTCCGATTAATTATAGCTTATAAACCTTTTATTTATGCCTTTTAGGTAATTAATTACACATTTATTGAGTAAAACTATTGTTTTTTATAAATCTATCTTTATAATGGGTATTACAAAGCAATTAAGCTTTGATACTTTGGAGAAGTAATTATGACAGATACAAATAAACAAGACATCTACACATTAGAGCAAAATCTAATTGAAGAACTAAACGACAATAAAAAAGACATACTAGAAAATAGTTGTCCGGAAGATGTTGTTTCAGAATATGCCGATAGTTGGGTACCAATATATAACGATGATTTATTAGAGGTTGCTCAATCTGATTTAAGTTTAGGATATGAATCAGATATGCAAGAGGGAGACATATATCAACAGCTTACATGGTCTATATATGCAAGGCTTAGAAGTGTCGCGACAGAATGGCTAGAACAAGAACAAGAGCAAGAGGTGGCGTAATGAGTGCTGATAAATTTATAGAATATGAGCAAGCCATGGTTGATTATGAAGAATCAAGCGATTACACATATTGTTGCTTTCCTTTAGATATTGGAAAGGTTGAAATCTTTATGAGTGAGTCATGTCAACACAAAGAGTATGGTGTTTACTATGACATCTTTATTAATAAAGAAGAATTTGACGGTGGAGTTTATAGGCACGAACTATTTCAAGACGCTGATGAGCTAGGTGATTTTGAATATGACTTATGTGCAATAGATGTTTTACGCTACGTTAAGCAAAGATTTCAAGAATCAGATTTAATTATCAATACATAAGGAGCAACAATGAAAACAGATATTAAAAACGCTAACTTCTTAGACGATATAGAAAAGATGCAAGACTTTAGAATATTAACCAAGAAGCAATTTTTACAATCATATTCTTATCTAACAGAGCAAGAATACGACAACACAGCAAAGGCGGTGACACAATGAATATAAACGAAAAAGAAAAACTTAACGACATTATTAACGAACTAAGCGAAGCAATAGAGCAATATGAATCTTTAAATGAAACATGGTTTACGTCTTGTTTAGAAGATAGAGAATATAGCTTGCTTATAGGTGCATTAATACCTTTAGCATCTATGCAAAGGGCAAATGAAAAACTACAACAATTATGGGTGCAACAATGAAAACCAAA